CTTCAAACAGAACATCTTTGATACACTCTTTTACTATTTCTTTTAGTTCTGACTTTTTCATTTTTCTCCAAACTTATAAATAAAATTACTCAAACTTCTATTGATTAAATCTGAAGGATTAAAGATGTTTGACGGCTCTTTTGCTTCAGACATCATAAACGCTCCTGGTGTTGAAGGATCTGAAACCATATCAAAACAGATAAGTTGAAAATCATCTTCCACCATAGTAACACCATTTCTTTCTGTTACCGATCCCATGCCCCTAGAAGAGATTCCCAATTTAACTCCTGCGTTGACTAACTCTTTTAATACATTTCCAGATGGAGTGTTCAAAACTTCTATCTTTCCCATGCACTTATTGTCATCCATCCAGATGTCAGTAACCAAATGCGAGGCGTTAGCTAAGTTGATGACGCTAGTATCTGGATGGTCCAGCTCTCCCAGTGCTCTTCTTTCTTGAACCATTTTCATGTAATTGCCAACTTCTCTCTCCAAAATCGCATGAGGGTAGATTCGGCCATTACCGTTTTGTGTTTCAGACATTTGCATGACACCTGTCATTATAACGGCCCCATTTGCAACTCGCGCTTTTTCATCTTCAGTGAGCAGATCTTGACAAATTCCACCTTCACATAATTCATAATATTCTCTTAGTAACTTCATTTGCTTCCTCTATGCGGGGGTCACCCGCGTCATCTATTTTCCATTGCAGCAACGACGAACAGGCTGCAGTTTCCATTTTGACCTAAACATGGTGACCATCTTTGCTCCTTTCTACTTCTACAAGCTTATAAGATTTAATTCCATCATCGCCCACAATCATCGTTCCGACATATGAGGCAGCTGAAGAGGCACAACCTAAAAGGAAAGCTGTAACCATAGAATCATCAAAAGTAATTAGTTGGGTGTAGTCGTTTACGAACCATAAAAAGATACCGGTCCAGAAACCTGTACACATAGGACATTTAAAAAGATCTCCGAGCTTTCCCTTCTTTGGGCGGATTGGATCAAAGATTTTTCCATACACAAGGATTTGTGTTAAGCCATAAGAAACTAAACAAAACCAAATAAAATTCACTCTTTCTCGCTTTCACCTTCTCTTACTAAGGAGTAATTGTACTGGAAACCAAAAGGTCGAACCTTGCTATCCATAGATCCCTTCTTGTCAGACTGCGGGACGTCTCCTAATTCAGTATAATCCTCTTCAGAAGGTCGAAGCATCCTATCAAGGCGATCATCATCAAACTGACTAGATGACTTAAAGTATGGCTTTTCCTGCTTCATATATTCATGAATAACAAACAATACTGCTTGTAAAGATTCTACTCCGGGGACTGTCGATTCCATGATGTCTGCCTCCATGGAGCCAAAAATGTTGCCGCCCCTAATAGAAGAGTAATCTACTACTCCCTTTTTCTTTAGAAAATTAAAGAGTCTATCTTGCGCTTCATAGACTTTATCACTTAAGTTTTGCTTAGGGATAGTTAAACATTTATTCTTTTTTGGAAAAAGAACAATGTCTAAATCTTCGTGATCTAAAATTAAAATACTTCCGTCCAAAGCTCTACGTGCTTTTAGCTTAACTCTTGGGTCAAGCTCTATTGTTGCATTAACTCTCATTTTTACTAATGTCATCAACCAATTGTTGCGCATTGAGGACCAACTCTATGGTCTGTGTATCAATTGGTTTCTCCTTTGTTTTATCTAAAATAGTATAGACTGTTTCTAATTTTTCTTTAAGCACTTTATCTTTTAAAAATTCATCTGTGGCCGATACTGCAAGTAACTCTTCTTTTAATTTTCCTATTTCTTCATTTAAAAAAATCTTAAAATCTACACCGTTATCCTCAAACGAAGACACGTAGCTGCCAAGAAGAGCTTTCTGGCTCTCATTTAATGCCTTGTCATATTCTTTATTGAAAGTTTTCACAAAAGTACTATAAGTTAAATTATCAATAGGTTCTTGTGTTTTTATCACTTCGCCGCCGGGAATAGCGGACATTTGTTCTATAATGTTTTGCTCCAGAAGAACCCTGTCTTTTGCTGGTAGTGTATCTTGGAAAATAGAATATACAGAAGCGATGGTTTTATAATTTGGAACAAAATTATTGTAAACTTTATTCGACAATGTTCTGTTTATCCTATTGATCAAAGCACTCTGCTCTTGAAATAGTGTTTTCTTGTCCAAAGAGTCGTGATCTTTTTTAACTTGGGTGACTACCTTTTCCGCTATGTTCGTATCCATCTCTCTAGTCTCATAGATTGATCTGTAGAGTTCTAGTTCCCTTTTAAGCACAGAATTTATTTTGAAATGCTCTTTTATGATTCCAACTATTTTATTTTGCTTGTTTTTGTTGTTTTTTACAACTGATTCTGTCAACTCTCTGACAAGAGCCTCATAAACAAACGCTGTATTTCTTTTTTTATTATGTTTTAGTCTCATTATTTTGCTCCTTGGCTTTCAGACTCCTAAAGAGGGCAGTTAACTCTTTTTGTTCTTTCAAGATTTTTAGCTCCTCTACTTTGTAATTAGTGTTTTTTTCTTCGTAAACGCTAGTACCTTTAGCTAAAGATGTAAGTTCTCCCATGCCCGGGAAATTTTTTCTTCTCGTTCCTGCCTCTGGGGATGCTGCTCTAGTCATGTTTTTCTTTCTAGGTCCTGAAGTTTTTCTTCTGTCTCCTCCCGAAAAAAGAGAGCGAGGCTCATACCACCCATGTGATTTTGCAGTGGTTGTTCTTCCTTTGTCATCCTCACGTTTGCCAGGAGGTGCTGCAAGAAGACCCCCATCCTCAGCAGGTGCTGCAGGGGCTCCTGGTGCTGCTCCGGCAGGCTCATCGGCCGCGGCTGGACCGGCTAGTGGGTCGGTTGGTGCGCCGAGTTCGGGTTCAGCCCCAACGGTACCTAGGCCGCCAGGTTCATTCATTCCGCCCGGGGGACCTCCCAATGCATCAGGGCCCGCGTTAAGCCCTGACGTCAGATCAGCTTGTTCTGCTTCACCGGCTGTCTCTAGTGCTGCCTCATACCTCTTGTCATAGAACATTTCTCGCCGGTTTCGGATAAATTCATCATCTGATAGTCCAAACAATTTCTTTGAAAGCCATTGTTTAGAAAAGAAACCTTCAGTCGCAGAGCCAACTATGTCGAAGCGAGTTTTCCAGTGTTCTAATTCTTGCATTTCTGCAATCTTTGAAGGATTATTAAGAGAACACTTAAAACTAACAAGATCTTCTTCTCTGTATCCTAGCGTATAAAGATGTATAATCCCTATCTTTTCAATTTCAGAAATAATAGAACGCTGAAGTCGCTGTATTGTTCTTGCGAATCTTATATCTTTTTGTGCCAGAGTTGTTTTGTCCTCTTGTGCTTTCTCTGAATCTGAAGAAATGTAAGCGGCTGGAATTTTAAGTGCTGAAAACAGTTTATCTCTAAGGTACTTTACATCTTCGATGTCTCCCGTGTATTTACCTCCAGCTACTGATTCTATTTTAGTATTAGACTGTCCTCTGACTGGAATAAAATAGTCTTCTTCAATAGACAATGGGTTATACCGAAGATCTACCCTACCAGTATTTGGATCAACTACTTGGTTTCTCTTCATAGTTGTCATAACTTTCTGCATATATTGTTCCACATCTTGAGGAGGTATGTTTCCAACGTCTATGTAAAACGCTCTACGCTCTGGTGACCTAACAATTCGGTAAGCCATCATTGCGTCTTCAAGCAAAGTAAGTTGGCGCCAGATTCGGCGGGCTGGTTCCAGAACTGATGTTCCGTATGGGTTGTACTTATCTTGACCCAAAATCCTAAAATGCCCAATTTGCCAATTTTCAAACGTCAAGCCGGCAGAATTCCACTGGAATTGTACATAATTGGGATTTGTCTTATCTTCTCCTTCCAGTCTTTCGATTTCTTGTGTCGGTAAACCTATAACAGAAGTTACACCTAGCTTATCATCAACATCTAGGTAGAGAAAATAATCACCGTATTTACACATTGTGCGACACCAAGCAAATAGATTATGTTCTATGTTCAATACGTTATAATACAAGGAGTGCAAGATTGTTTTTATTTCTTCATTGTCACAATCTATCGATAACATTGGAGTAAGAGATGAGAATGTTGTCATTTCATCTGCATAAATGTCTATTGCTGAAGCGATTTCTGGGGTATATTCCATCTGATCGAAATCTACGTATCTTTCTGTTCTTTGTTGGGAGGCCATGTATCCAGCTTGTAAATTGTCGTACGGATTGTACGCTGTCTTTTTAAAATCCCTACCAGAAGCCGAGGTAAACTTTCCTGCATATTTGTCTAAATCTATTCTCCTTAGACGGTGACTATTTTGTGTTCGATATTGTGTTATCGGTCCTGATAATAACTTTGTTAGTCTTCTGAATAAGACGCTTTGTGGGTTTCTTGTATTATTTCTGCTGTTTTTTGCCATTTCTTTTAACCTTTAAATAGCCATGGAAACTGTTCGTAACTTTGGCTCTGTTTTGCTAATTTATCTTTCATTTTCAAATTGTATGTACCAATCATGCCTTTTATTCTAGTATCAAGCTCGTTCGAGCTTTTTGTTATTGAGCCTATAAAAGCTTTTGCATATTCTGCATCCTTCTGATTAATCGCTAAAGCAGTATCTCTAACCCAGCACCCAATTGCACATGCCATTATTAAATCATCATTATACGACCTCATAGCCTCGGCTCGGCCACTATTCCAAACAAAGGTCTTCATTTCTGACAAAAGCCTAGATGAATATACTTTAATTAGATTGTTTCTTACAAATTCTTCTAGTTTAGCGATGATTAGAGGCCTTGTTTTAGATGTCATTGAAAAACCGGATACTGCATTTGACATTTGTTCCGCTTGATACTCTTCTACAAACTCGTGTGTTGATTTTATAGAGTGATACAAATTAGGATAACTCATTTCTTTCAATTTGTCAAGCACTGCAAAGCCAACTGAATTGTTTTCTACCACCAGTAAACCATCGCCGTACTCTCTACCTATGTCAAACAGAACCCTAGAAAACACATCTGGGGTGCACTTTCCCCTATACTCGGCTACTACTTCCATTGTCTCTAACTTAAATACGTGACAAACAGAATAATCTTTTCCATCACCCCTAGCCACATCTGCAGAAATCAAGTAAGAGTTAGTTTGGCTCTTTTCTTCCCAAATCCAAAGATTTCTATCAAAACCGGTTCGGTATTTGGGCTCCTTAACAGCTTTACTATAAATTTCCAAATCCTCTGGGGAAAATACTGTTTCCCCAGACATGTTAAAGTTGCACTCTAACTCTTGGGCTATCTCTCTTGTGGACATGTTTCTGGTTTCTTTCTCAAACCATTCCTGATTTCTATCTGGGTGGACATCCCACTTTAGCTTAGTCGGATAAAAATCATTCATCTTTTGTTCGGACTCTGAGTATACCTTGTGAAACCAATTTCCTACTCCGTTAGGTGTCGATAACGCAATGCATCGGCCACCAGTAGATAGTGTTGGGTATAAACCCATCCATAACTCGTCCAGGCCCTCAACGTGAGCTGCTTCGTCGACAACCAACAGTGATAATGCCTCTGATCGACCGGCGTCGCCAGAGGTTGATGATGCCTTAATTTGGGAGCCATTTGACAATTCAAATGAAGTTCTGTTATCTATAGAGACTCTTGAGATTTTTAGCCATGAAGGTAGATTTTTTATGATGGCTTTGACTTTTTTTACTAAGTTTGCAGCTGTATTGAACTTTGTAGCTATAACCAAGACATTCTTTTCTCGATGAAACATCATCATCCAAGCAACATAAGCTGCTGTGATTGTTGAAATTCCTAACTGTCTAGCCTTAAGAATAACATTGAAGCGGTGAT